CGAGTCGGTTGGCTTGTCACCCATCAGGAGCCGCTGCGCCTCGTCCGCTTTGGTGTGAATCACTGACGCGGAGTGGTAGCCGGTTCGACGAGCTAGAGCCTCGGACTCCTCCTTGATCTCATCAAGGAGCGTCGATATCCTGGCTATGCGCTGTGTGTCTTCCATCTCCCCTTATTTTACCATACCTTGAGTTCCGAAGGAAGGTCAAATGGGCAACCGATAGGCCCAGTCAAACATTGAAGGACACTGCTCGTCCCAGACACCGAGTCGCATCAACCCGTCCACACATCGCTCGAACGTCTCGGTCGTCACCTTATCCTCCATGTACGCACGGATCAGGATCTCGCCCCGCGTTCCGTACCGGACTTGCGAACGCATCAGAGCAGCGACTTGACCTCGTACGGCGTCAAGGCGCGAATCTGCTGTTCGGTTTTGTGCTCCAGAAGCTCCAGGACGCGCTCGTCCGTCGTGTCGGGAGTGACCAGATCGGTGACAGTGACGGGTCGAGTGACACCGATCCGGTGCAGGCGACGGATCACCTGCTCGTTCTTGTACGGAGCCCAGGCGCGTTCGACTCGAATCACCTCATCGGCTCCGCCCTGATGCAGCGTCAAGCCCTCGCGGATCAATTCGATACCGGCGCAGAGGACTGACGCCTCACCCCGCTGGAAGGCTCGGATCGCCTCCCGGCGCTGAGCTTTCGGCGTAGGTCCATGGAGGACGGCGACCGTCCGTCCGACCTCACGAGCGGCGTCGGCGCACGCCTCGACTGACTTGTTGAAGTGCGCGACCACGAGCTTTGGCGATGGCCGGTCCTCCAGGATCGCCCGCAGCGCGTTGAGTTTGCCGGATCCTTTCCCGCCGACCACTTCCAGCCCGGTGGCGATCTGCGCCAGCTTCACGAGCTTGCCCGGGTCGGACCAGACGTCGATTACCTCGCCGGAGTCGAGCTCCGCCATGTAGTCCTTCTTCAGGTCCTTGTACGCCTTCGCCTGCGCCGTCACCATCGGCGTCCGCCACTCCTGGATCGTAAGGGGCGGAAGCTCCTTCAGCACATCCTCTCGCAGGCACCGGCGCATGACTTCGCCCCAGTTCCAGAAGCGGAAGTCCTCCCAGGTGACGGGCGGGCGCTCGCGGCAATCGGGGTCGCGACATTGAGCGATGTGCTCGGCAGTGCGAAGCTCCCCGACCTCGCGGTTCCCGAAGCGACCCTCGCCGACGTGGAACCACTTCTTCGCCCAGCGCCAGTACGAGCCGAATTCCCGACCGGCCTTACGCTCCTCCGGGTACAGAGCCCGGAGCGGCATGAAGGCCTCGTCGGCCCAGTTCGGGATCGGCGTGCCGGTGGCGAGCCTCCACTCGTCCGCGTCGAGCTCGAGGACCGCGTTGGACCACGACGTCTTCCGGCCCTTGATGTAGTGGGCCTCATCCAGGATCAGGGTCCTGTACTTGCCTCGGTATTCGGGCTTGGGCGGTGTCTTCGGGAAGCCGTTCGAATCCCGGGGGACGGTGCCGCGAGGCCCGCGCTGCGCGAGCGACGAGTAGGGCACCTGCGTCGCTTCTATCCCGGGAGCCCAGAGCTCGATCTCGTCGTCCCAGACCCCGGCGTCGAGGACCATCGCCGGAGCGACGATCAGACAGGGTTCCTGCGCTACCTTCAGAAGTTGGGCGGTCTTGCCGAGTCCGGCTTCGTCCGCGAGGAGCGTTCGTTCGATGGGCCGCATCCAGTCGATTCCCTCGATCTGGTGCGGCATGAGTGTAAGTCCCATGCACCAAATTTTAGCACACGGGGCGCCTCGAAGCCAGTATCGCTAGCAGTGAAGATTGCTGAGTGATTTGATGGTCTTCAGCTGGCCGTCGAGCTGCTGCTGGATGACGCTCCGTGGGATCTTGATGCCCGGGTACTTATTCGGATTGTTGAGGTAGTCCTGCGCTCCGATGGCTCGAGACTCCAGATCGGATCGGAAGGTGCAGAGCGAGTTGTTGATCTCACCCAGTCTGACGACCAGGTACACTAGTAGGGCGACCAGGATAACACCTAGCACGATTGTAGCCCCTGTGAGGACCCTAAGTCGATGCAGGATCTCTCCCTTAATAGTTGGGTCATTCTCCGGGCTCATTACCCCATCACCTTCCTAATCGTATTCTTCAAGGATTCGTTTTCCTGCCTAGCGTCATCCCTTTCACGGCGGAGTCTATCGCACGTCTTCGCCAAATCGGCGTTACGCCCGCGCAGCTCGTCGTTTTCGCGTCGTAGGTCGATGCGCTCTTTCTCCAATCCATCTACTCTCGACTCTAACTCGTCTACGCGCTTGGTTAAGTAGTCCCGAAGCCGCGACGACTCCTCCCACAGAGAGGAAGCTTCGCTGGTCTGGATCTTCCCCGACAACCGTCGCTGAGTCGCGACAAGCGTTCCGAGGGCGGCGATCGCCGCTACTAGTACGGGTATGATCGCATCCATTACGGTGTCATGGGCGTTTCGACGTCCCCATAGTCTGTGTAGCGAGATCGCACAGCGGTGTAGCTGGCATTCTCGTCGCGCAGGGTAAGGTAGTCGTCTCCGCCAACGACTGACACCGGATTCAGGATGAGACCAGCGGGCTTCTGTTCGCGTACCGCCGCATAGATCTGGTCGGCGGTTACTCCAGGCATGAGTTCGGCTTCGTGGACTGTGACGGTGAGCCGGTACGCGGACCCGTGGCGTTCGATCAGGTCGACCGTGGCGGTGTCGTGCGTCCCATCCGGTCCTATCAAGAATTGCCGGGCAGCAGCCTTGATCGACTCCGGAGTCCCCCGATCGAATCCGTCTGCCGATCGGATGCGTAGCCGCATAGCCGCCTCGTCGAGCCCCGCCACCATCCGGACACCGACGAACTGGGCGAGCCAGGGGAGCCATTCTACGGGAGCGCGATCGACGTCCATGACCGAGGACCACCCGGGATTCCCATCGTCGTCATCCTCCACGATCGAAAGGATGGACTGCGCTTGTCCGATGAATCCTTCGCAGAGAGTAAGCAGCGCCCAACCGGTGTCTTCGCCGTCGGCACGCATCCAGGGTCCGAGCGACGACCACAGTCGTTCCGCTGCGTCCGATACGACGGGGCGTGCCACTAGGTGAGGCTCCCGTCTACGGTGCCGACATCCGTCAGCGCGGCGGGACCGATGAGCGCGAAGCTCTCCGCCGTCGACATGTGGACCACAGCGGTGGGAGCCGTCATATCGGACGTGAGATCGATCGCGACACCGCCCGGGGCAGCGGCGAGCTTGAAGGTGTTCGCGGTGATATCCCGGGCGTAGTACGTAGTTCCTTCGACCAGGGGCGCCCCGCCTGTGAGATCGTGGAATTTGACTGGATCGTCAGCGACGTAGCCGTGCCCGTTGGAAGTCACGACGTCGGTACCGGCTGCGGCGGTCGCGGCCTTCCGGAGTCCGATCGTGAGCACGTCCCAGTGATCGACGCCCTCGGTGTTGTTGATGACGTAGGAGATCTCTTGACGGCGGAGCGTGTCCACGTCGTCCCACCCGACGGTCGATCCGACTGGGATACCCGAGTTCGCGGGCGAGAGGTAGCTCTCGACGTTGGCGATTGCGTCCGCCACCGCTGCCGCCGTGTCCGCTCCGGGTGAGGGAGTAATCGTGAAGATCACATCGATCACATTACGCACCGGATCGATCACGTTCACAACGAAATTGACTTCCCGCATCGCCTGTAGACCATCGTCCACAGCAGTCTTCACCCCTGCGTCGACGTCCGCGCCAGTGCCAACCTCGACCATCGCGATCGCGACCATTCGCTCATTGTCGAAGGTGCTATCGGCGGGATTGTATCCATCGAGCGCCAACGCCCGGACTTCGACTCCGTTCTGCTGCGCTAAATCTCGTGCTAGCAGCGCGTGGTCGCGTGGTAAGATTGGGCGTGGCGTGAGGAGCGTGAGACGGGCGGAGAGGCGGTTCAGGTAATCCGCGTCCGTCTCCTGGTCCGCACCGCCGCTCGATGCCGCTGTGAGTGTCGCCGTGTCTACCCAGACGATCGGGTCGAGCAGGTCCACTACGACGCCAGCGGCGCCCAGTCCGTTACTAGCTGATCCTTCCTCCACAGCACGGAGGAGGACTTCGCCTGCGGCCGTCGTCAAGGCCGGTGCGAGGATCGTTACGTCGTGATCCACTTCGAATGCGATGGGATTCCCGTCCGCGTCCTCGAGCGATACAAGTGTACCCGCCGCGATGACACGGTCTGCGGGGTTGTCGATGACGGTCCAGGTCGACGGAACCGTAGCGGTGAAGGCGTCAGTCGGGGTAACGCCGACTAGCTGGCCGAGGTAGCGCATGATCGCCGGTGGCGCCTGCGATGCAATTTCGGCTATGTACGCGGTCATCCGCGAACCGACCGGGATCATCCACGTCTCGAGGTTGCTGTCGTTCGGAATCCAGTCCGGCCACCGCGCCTGCAGCGTGGCGTACGAATCGTCTTCGATGGACGTCTCGTCTACCTCGATTGGATCGGTGATGTACTCGGGTACGTCAGCCACTTACGCCTCCTCGATAGTTCACCGACAGGTGCTGGACCAGATCCTCGATCTTTCCTGGCTCGAGGACGACATCCGCCCTTTCCTCGAATCGGCGGATCTGCTGTAGGACGTGGCCGGTATCGACGCCCTTCTGTCGGAATACTTGGTCGCGAATCCCGTAGTCGGGGATCTCGATGCGCTCGCCTTGAACGGTGGATAGGAGGATCTCGATGCAGTCCATGACTTCGTCGTCTGAATCCTGTTCGACGATCTGAGCGCGGTCGCCCGCAGCCGTCAGTTTGAACGGAAATTTGAAGTGAGGGATCTCAGTCATCGTACGGCCACCACGCTATGATCCAGGGCTCCGGAGTACCCGGTACGTCAGTCTCACCAAGGGCAACGATGCAACGATCGCCCGAGGAAGGTAGCGTAACACCACGAGGCATCCAAGGAGCTGAAGCGAATACCCGGTCTTCGTCGTACGCTGGGACGACGACGTCGGCGAGATCAGACTCCGATGCCACATCCCTTGCAATTATACCCTCGAATAGGGTATTCCGGGAAGACTCTGTGTTCCACAGCTTTGCGACTCGACTGCTCATACGGCGTGTCCTGATCCCTCTCGCGGCCACGGTCCGGACTGATCAGCCTGCGGATGAAAAGGCGTGAACCCCTGGTGAGTGTGCAGAGTTCGATTGACGCCGAACCCAGACCAGTCCTTGCCGAAGCGCCCTGTCCCCAGATGCGCCCACGCCCCGTTCACGAATACCTCGATGAAAATGTGCGTCGGATTCGCCCATATGGTGACGGAGTCCCCTACTCCAGTTCGCCAGTCGAGCGAGGCTGCGAGGATATCCGACCTGGGCACATTCGTATGCAGCGCTTTAGGAAGCGCATTCGCGTAGTACAGGCAGGCCGCGACGCCGCCCGAACAGTCGTACCCTATGCCGGGGTCTCGACCGGTGCCCCGATCCGGCTTACCGGCTTTCGCATGACCCCCGCCCCAGACGTAGGGGTACCTCTTCGCTCCTATTTGCTTCGCGGCCTTGTAGAGTCGGTTCGCAAGATCGCCGCTCTTAACCGTCGTGACATCGCCGCCGCTCGCTCCGGCATTCCCGCCTTGAGCCGTGGTAAATCCTTCGAACGGCTCCTTCTTCTCCGGTAGCGGTTGGACGAGATTCAGAGTAGCCTCGGCGCTGAATAGCGAACGCGATACCGACTGCACCAACCACTTCCCGGTGCCGGACCCAAGGTTGTCGATATAAACGCAAACGCCCGGGGGGATTGCCCATCGGTTCGCTCGCACCGTAGCGGTAGCGGTCTTCGTCGTCCGACGCTGATCCTGCTTGTAATCGATGTTGACGACGCCTGGGGAGTGCTCGCTGAAGCGATACCGAGCGCGTGACTTGAACAAGTCCTCCTCACTGATGTAGAAGAAGGTACCGCCGCTAAAGAAAGCTCGCCAGTTGACCTCGTTCGCCATCCGCTGGATCGCGTCCCAGTAGGTCTCCCGGTTGTCGATCTTGAAGACGTAGTGCTTGCGACGCTGCTTACCGGAGGTGCCGGACTCGCCTTCGCGTCCCCAAGCATCCAGGATCTTGTTCGCCTTCTTCAAGAAGCCCTGATAGTACGACGCTTGCCCGTCGGAGATCTCGACCTTCTGCGCCGCCATACCTATCGTCCAGGTGTCAACCTTAGCCGCCGCAATCGCTCCACCCGATCGGAATGAGCGTCCACCGATGGTGAAGTAGTGAGCCTGCGTGCGGAGCTGATTCGGCGGGATCTGGTTGGACTGGAAGACGCCCTTGTGCGTGGCGGTCTTATAGTCGTTAGCCGACTTCAGCCATCCAGACTCGCCCCACCCGGCGACGAGCATGATAAGCTTCACCCGGTCGGCGAGATCGCCGGTAATGCCGCGCTGCTTCAGGACGATCTCCGCTTCGTCCAGAGCGACGGTCATATTGTCCAACATCGTCTGGTCGACGCCCTCCATCTTGAAGTTGGCGGGGAAGCCCTTGTCCTTAACTACATCGCGCTTCTTCTTGGTGCGGCGGGCGTCAGCAGCGGCGCTCCGCTCCGACTCAGTAAGCTTGGCGATAGGCTGCGGCTTGTGGAGCTCGTTGATCTGTACTGGGATCCTCCGCCACCTGCCTCGCCGGATAACCATCAAAATAGCCTCGGCTCGAGTGACCCCCTTCTTCGATCGACCAGCCTTGCGCCCGCCGAGCGTCAGCGGACCCTTCTTCTGACGGAATCCGTTGATATCGCGATCCTCGAACGTGATAACGACATCATCGCCCTGCTTCTCCATCCCGACCAGCCGGAACACGAGGCCGTCGAGATTTAGGTCTATCGTGCGGAGGTGTCCTTCATCGTCGTAGAATCCCTGATGGTTGATCACAGCGCGGCCATAGTCGTGGACCGTCACCGTCACCTGCGACGCGGCGGTGGTATCCCGGATTACGTCACCAGCTATTACGGAGTCTGAGACATCCAGACCCGGAACACCCTTCTTGATGACGTCGAGGAGCAGCTCCTTCAAGGACACATCGTCTAGTAGGAGGGCGCGTTCCGGATCGAAGTTCCCAGACGACTGGGTGTACGCCCTAGTCCAATCGAAGGGTTCCTGCTGCCTCGCATCCTGCGAGACTAGCGTATCGCCGACCGCAGTGCTCATGGCAATCTGATCGGCTTCCCTATCTTCTTCTTCAGCTGCTTATCGTTGTGAATCTTGTTCGCCTTGGCGATGATCTTCCACTTGCGCCAGTCGTTATAGGTATCCTTACGGGCGGCGATCTTGTGGAGCGTGTCGCCCGGGAGGACGGTGTAGTACTTCCGATGCGATCCGCCCTTAGTGACCGGCTTCTGTGATACCTTACGAAGGGCGGCTGCCGGGTGGAGTCGTTCGTCAGCGACGTAGACGGACGCCACGAGCGTGCCAGCCGCACGAACCCGATTCCCAGCCTTATTGTAGCGGATGGAATCCTGGTCCCAGGATAGGTTGTCGATGAACCACTTGTTTTGCGACGCGCGAACGTACCCGTGCGGCATGAGGTGATCTGGATTGGAATGGAGCTCGCAGAGCGGCGGCTCGGGATCTCCGGACTCGACCCCGGCTAGCTCCTCCAAGATCTGGCACTTCGACTCCACGTACACACCCCGCCCGGTGGCGAAATCGTCTATCACAAAGTCGATGGACACGGATAGGGTATCGCGACCAACCCACTCGGTCAACGCTGATTGACGCGGTCGAGCGACGCGGGACCACCCACCGTAACCTGATGTGACGGCGGGCGCTCGGGCTAGGATGGCCGTGAAGTTGCGCGGGCGCTTGCGGTTGGGCGCGATTTCCAGGAGCGTGAATGTCCCGAGGCCCGTTAGCGAATCAGGGACCTGAGCGGAGTGACCCTCTTCGGCCTCTGCGGAGACTGCGATGATATCGTCTTCACTCAAGCTCACTTGCGAGCCGCCTCATCCTCCGCGTCGTCCGCTACGGCTTCCGCGATTTGCTTGCCCTTCAGGTAAACCTTCGCCACGACGACTCTCTTCTCTGACGGGGCCATGGTGGCGGACGTGCTCTGCGCCTTCACAGCGGGGGAGAGCGGGACGACGGTGACACGTCCGTTGCGCAGCGTGTTGATCTCCGGGCCTGCGTCGCCGGTGATCCAAGACCCGGTACCCGTGACGACTCCGCCCATAGCCAGCATCGGAATCGGGTTGTTGGGGAGGTCTATCGGCCCCAGGTGATTCGGAATACCCTTATTGATCAGACGTGCGACGAAGTTGTAGACCGCCTTGCCGATGTCGGCGGCGAATCCTATACCCTGCGCTATCGCTCGAATGATGCCAGCTCGGAGCTTGTTCCAAAGCTTGACGCCTGCATCGTAGAACCACTTCCCGGCCCCCGTCAACCAGGAGACTACGTCCATGATGGCTCCGCGCAACCACCCAAACTTGGAACCGATCTTAGCCAGGACACCCAGGACTTTAGCTCCGAACCATTCGAAGATAACTCCGGCTGCCTTAATCGGAACTCCGATCAATCGGAATAAGTAGGCCAACGGCTTCAGGAAGCCGATGAGTTCGCCCAGGACCTTGATCGCTGCGACGATCTCCCCACCGAACACGAATCCCAAAACGACGCCTATCGCTTCGATAACTCCCTTGAAGGGAGAGAGGATCTTCCCTAGGAAGCCTAGTATCGGAGCGAGGATCTTGATCACGAGGATCAGGAACTTGAATGCACCGACTACCGCCATGATACCACCCTTGGCGATACCCTTCAGGAGCGGCAGGAGAACGTTACGGAAGAAGGGTTGCGCAGGCTTCAATGCGTCCATCACTTGGTGCCAGCCGTCGGCGAGCGCCCGGAATGCGACGATATAGATCGGCATTAGGGCGCGACCCAGATCGAATAGCGCTCCCACCACCAGGGCGATGAAGTGGACCATCGTCTTGAAGATCGAGATGGAGTCCCTGAAGAAGTCCTGCATTGACTTCTGGCCCTTCGCCGTGTTGAGCCACGCGTTCCACCGATTGACGATGGCGGTCAGCTGATCGACTAGGGACTTACCCTGACTCGCCCCGGCGCTCAGGATCGTTATGAGCAGACCACCGACGGCCTTGATCAAGTTCCACCACGATTGGAACTGCGCGATGACCGCACCCACCCCGCCACCCGAACTCCAACTCTCGATCGCCTGGGAGAAGGAGAGCATCTCGTTCACAAGCCATTGAAGCGCGGGAGCCACCGCAACCGCGATGTTCATCATCGCCTGGAGCAGATTGATGAAGATCTGCATCATCGGCCCAGCCAGCGACTGAAACACCGACGCCATCGTTTGAAGGAAGGCTACGAACCCTGCGCTCTTCAGGAAGTCCGCCAGCTGCGTGAATGCCCCGAGCAATGAGTTAGCGACCATGTCCGCGACTTGACTGAACACCGGTAGCAACGCGGTGGCGGTGCTCAGGAAGAGCGAGAAGATCTTGATAAGAGTCTGGATGGCAGGCGCATTCGCCTTCCGGAACGCGGACATAAAGTCGTTCCACTGCTTGACCAGAGTGATTAGTGTAGGTCCGCCGAATTGCCCCGCCACCGCGTTAAGCCGCGATAGAGCAGTCTCCGCCTGATTGGAGTTGCGCCCGTACATTGACACCGACTTCTGCCATTGAGAGAAGGCGGCGTTGACCTTCGTGAACCCCTTGAACAGGTCAGCCGCAACGAGCGCCAACGGCCCCGCTGCCAGCGCGACGCCTCCGAGTCCGACAGCCAGCGCTCCGGCTCCGAGCGCCGCCCCCGCCATCGATCCGGCCAACGCGGTCGTCGCACCGGCGAATGCTAGGATGAGCGGCATGCCCAGCGTCAGGATCGTGACGATACTGCCCAAGGTGAGTCCGAGTATTCCGGTTTCGGTACGGGCCTTGGGAAGCACGTCGCCTAGCGATCCCAACGCGCTTCCCAAAGCACCGAATGAATTACCGCTGTTGTCAGCGGCGTCGCCCATCTCCTTGATACTGTGCTCGGCTATCTTGGCATCACGGACAAATCGCGCAACATCGCGCATCTTGAGCCAGACGTTGATTCGATCGTTAGCCACCGCTGCTGCTCTGTCCGCGCTTCCTGGCCTTAGCCGTTTCTTCGACTACCTTGCGAGCGAGGTTGGTCATCAGCGTGTCCCAGACGTTGGCCGCTTCGACGCGTACGGCCTCCCAGAACTCCGCTTCCTCCCGGTTGCGCGTACGCAGCATTCGGTCGACTGGAAGACCGAATATGGAAGCTTCTGCAAACGCACGTATAGTTCCTTCGCTCGCTACTGAGGGTCCGTCACCGGCTTCTTGAGGTCCTGCATCCACTTCGCCACGGTCTGGGCGTGAGCGGCGAGCGCGATGCCATTCCACTTCAGCATGTACACGACGAGCTCACGCTCGTCCTTGATGGGAACCGGGTCCCCTTCCTGCGGATGCCCCTTGGGGAATCGGGGGTCGAGCTCCCGGGCGAAGTCCAGCGTGTAGCCATCGCCGACGTGGAACTCCGTGTCTGTCTCCGCGTCGTAGCCGAGGATCTCGATGCAGGACTCCACGAGGAAGTCCGCCTCAGCCTCGATACCAGACTGCGGTGCGCCGTTCTGACGAGCCCGGACGCGCCGGATCATCTTCTCGACCTCGGCTCGCGGCAGGACCTTGTACTTCGCCCTGAGGTCGCCATCCCACGACGGGATGTCGACGGTGAGGAAGTCCTCCGCATCGTCGCGGCGCTGCTTGATTCGGTCTAGGACCGACCTGTGATCGACGGCGATCTCTGCCGCCGACGTACCCGGTTCGTAGTCCGGGGTGCTTCCTGCTTCCATCGGGTGCCTCCCCCCGATCGTGGGTTTACTGGGACTGGGTGACCGTCGCCGAGCTGATCTCCAGCTCGATCAGGGCCGCGTCGCTCGACTCGGAGTCATGCTCCGGAGGCGATACACGCTTCAGCTTGCCCTGGTAGACGAGCGGATTCGTCACCGCTCGCTTGTCGACGGTCATTGACGTCTTCGTGGCGGTGACTTCGCCATTGCCGACGCCCTTGACGAGCCATCCGACGAGCGGGTGGTCACGCGTCAAGTCGTACAGACGGGCGACGGTGACGTTCCCGACGTTGACGCGACCACCGAGCTGGATGGCGGCAGCCATTCCTCCCGGATGGTAAAGCGCCTCTTCCGAGTCGATCTCCCCTCCACCGAACTGATCGAATGTTCCGAGGTCCTTGGTCTCGCCACCGATAGTGACAGAGACCGTGACGTTGTACTGGTCCTGGCGACTCATGCTTACACGGCCTCCGTGATCTTCGTCTTGCTGATGTCGATGATGACTTCCTCCGCGAAGGGCGAGACCTTCAGGAAGAGCTTCGCGTTGAGCTCACCGTTCGCGATGGTCTCCGGTGTGTTGACGGCGGAGTCGACCTGGACGCGGAAGGCCTCCCCCGGCGTATCGCCGTAAAGCGATCCCTTCTGCCAGTACGGGAGCAGGACGCCCGTGAGCGCACCCCCGAACTCGGAGATCGTCTTGCCCTGGCCGTCGATCTGCCGGAAGACGAATCGATCGGCGACGGCGTTGGCCTCGGCCTGGACCCCCATGAACAGGCGAGCCGCGCTGAGCTCGATCCAGTTCGGATCCGTTACCGGATCGGCCAGCGTCCGGTAGCCGTAGATCTTGACGACTCCGTTGACCTGCCGAATGACGTTCACACCGTTCTCGTTGAGCGTCGCTCGGTCAGCGTCCTCGAAGACCTGGGTGACTCCAATGGCGTAATCGGATACGCCAAAGTCACCCGCTGACGGCTGATTCGGTGTGATACCGCGAGCGTCGTTCTGCGCCATCTTGGCAGCGACGAGCGCGGACGGTGGAACTGTTCGGTTTCCACCTCCCGACGCTGCGGGTGGGATGACGATCCACGGGGCGAACCCGCCGACCACACGACGCTGCGCGCTTGTGATCCCAGCCGGGTCCGCCGCAGCAGTCAACGTCGCGACGTTGTTCGTGTCGGCGAAGTCGAGGATCTCGATCCGATTCCGTAACGCAGCGTGGGCCGCGACCAGAAGCTGACGGGCTGCGGTCGTCTGCCCGGGGGCAGACACCTGGCCCGGACCCAGATCTTCGGCGAACTTGTCCAACGCGGTTCCGATGTCCGCGTCTACGACTGCACCAGCGCCTCCGGTGCCGATGATCTTCGAGACGAAGACCTCCGATCCGCCGTCGGCGAAGTATTCCTCGACCGAGTCGAAGAGGATGGGGTCCGTATGCGAGGCACGCGAACCGAATCGGCGTCCGTACTCCGCGAGTGACGGGACCGACTTGGTGACGTCGTTATCGGCGTCAGCGGTTCCCGTCAGGCCCACGACGAACCATGGGCCGGTGGCGGTCCGAGGTGAGCGCGTCGCCCGCGTGTCAGACCGAGTGATTGTCGTTCCAGGGCGCGACACTAGCGCTCCTCCTTATTCGTGATCCAATAGGACATTTGGCGTGGTAACGGTAACTGGATCCGGCCACGGATCCGTCGGGTCGGGTTGCGGCGTATCCGCGTCGGGTCCGACCGTAGACAGGAATTCACCGATCTCGACAGTGAACAGTTGGCGGTTCGCCCAGATCGTTCGTTCGTCTTCGGTAGGCAATTCGTTGTTCCGTCCGCCCACCAAATCTACGCCCCGGACTCTCCCCCCAAGAGCTAGATCCAGGCTCGCGTGCTGGACGAGGGCGGCTCGGACGGCACCGCCCAGACGGGCAGCGTAGCGGCGGGTGGAGAGCTTGTCGGTCGAGGTCACGATACCGGTTATCCCGATCAAGAACTTGCCGCGCATCAGGCCGTAGCCGTCTTTAACCGGATCGTCTTCGATGCCGGTCCCGATCGCAACAATGGCGGGAAGCATATCCTCCGGCCAGTTATCGAAATCGGTGCGCGCTGTGTAAGACGACGCGACCGGAAGCTCGTAGAATCCAGCATCGAGACCGACTTGACGTTCGACCTCGGCCATGTAGGTTGGAAGCCACTTCCTAAGTGTGGCGAGGACGGCCTCCTCGACTTGGTCGTCCGTTATGATGGGGCCGAAGATGGAGGGCATCAGTCGGCGAAGTCGTAGAGGTGGCCCACTTCGCCCGTGGTCAGGTAGTGCGCGATCTTATTGTTCATCGCGTATCGATCAGGCGGAGTGATGTTGATGAACTTACGAGGCGCTACCTTCTTACCGGAGCGGGATGTGAATCCGAACTGCGCGGATTCCGCCTTCAACATCTCCGACTCCGGAACATCGAGCCTTACTCCGTCGTGCGAGGCGTTGACGGCCTCCGGGTTAGTCAAAGCGAGGAACATGTCGCCGGAGTCGATCAAGATCGGATGAGCGCTCCCGCGCTTGGACGCGTATTCGATCGTAAGCTGCGCCCACTGATCGACGATGCCGCCTTCGTGCTGGAAGCGATTCTCGATCATCCCGAGGAAGTCCTCGCCGATGGACCGCATAACCGGCGTGGCGTCGACGGCTCGTCGCGCCATGCTCCGGATACGGTGGCGGAACCACTCGTCGCCGAATACTTCTATGGTGACCTGATCAGCCACTACCAGGCAGTCTCCATGCCGATCGCCGTCGTGGGGAAGCCCCCGTACGACGGGAATCCGGCGTCGATGCTGGCGGGACCGCCCCCATCCTTCTCGCCGATACCCAGGACGTCGAGGAATTCTTCCCAGTCCTCGTCGAACAGCTCCTTCAGCTGTGGGTACGTCGATCGACCGGTGTTGATCTGCTCCGGCCAGTACTTCAGCTCCGTTAACATCGCAGCGTACAACGCGGTCAGGCGATTGGCCGTCGGCCAGTACGCCTCGTCGATGTCCGCTCCGATCTTGCCGGAGATCTTGCCTAGCGCCTGCTCGATGATCGTTTCGACCTGCTCACCGGTAGGGCGCGTATGAAGCGGATCACCCTTGGGGTGGTCCGCATCCAGATTGAACGTGCCCGCTTCCGATCCACCCTCGGTCTTAGTCCGCGACAGGATGTAACTCGCCACGGCTGCGACATCGGGTTGGTAATCGGAAGCGGGCATCGTTCGGAGCGACTGGGGATTACCCGTTCGCGATCTCCTCGAGCTTCTCGACGAGAGTCGAGCGCGGCTGCTGGCCGGTGGCGAGCTCTTCCGCCTCGATCAGCTTCCGAGCGTTCTCCGGGTTCTCGTTGGCCTCCTCGACGACGGCGTCGACGGTCGGCTTCTCCCGCTTGATCCAGTCCGCCACCTGCTCGACCGAGGCGTCCTCGATCGTGACGGACTCCGGGAACTGGGCGGTGTCGCCGCCCTCCGGCTCGACGTCGTCCTCCGGATCGGCGATCGCGTCGAACTTCTTGGCTCGGGCGAGGTTCTTGTCGTCGAGCTCCACGACATCCCCTCGCCGAGCGATCCGTTCGACCGGGCGCGTCTCCCCGCTGATGGGATCCTCGACGTCCTCGTAGTACGGGAACGCCCGGATCTTGATCTTGACTTCCTGACCCAACTAGATCAGCTCCTTCCTGGCTAGCCCGCGAGGCCCGTGAACTTCAGGACCGCGTAGGGGTTGGTGACATACATGACGGGTCGGACGGAAGCCTGGACCCAGGTCCGCTCGCGACCTTCCTCCCGCCACGTCACCGTGCCGAGGGGCTTCTCGACGCGCATCTCGCCGGTGGTCGTACCGGCCACGACGTACGCCGTTCCCGGAGTGACCCGGTTCGAGACGTAGATCGAGATGTTCATCGCGGACAGGAGCGCCTGGAAGTTGGCGGGGCCACCTGCGCCCACGACCAAGTTCGTGTACTCCTGCGGGTTGATGATCCAGAGGGTGTAGACGACGCCGAGCTCGTCCTCCTCCGCCATCTGCTGCGCGAGGGCGAAGTCGCGCAGCGGTCCGGCGTTGAACGCCGTCGTGTTCGGGGTCAAGCCTGCGTAGGCCGACCAGTTTCGACCGGCGACCGTCTGGCCGCTGGCCGCGATCGACGCCTCGAGAACTTCGATCGCACGCTGGTTGAGCTTGCGCACGACGGTGTTCCCGAGCTGCCGGATCTGGTTCGTGAAGGAGGCCGACATGTTCCGGTCCCGGGCCTCGTCCGAGATCCAGACCTTGCCACCCCACTTCTCGACGGGCGCGACCTTCGGCACACGCCGCTCGCTCGTGACGATTGGGAATTCCATCCCCGGCTCGACACGCTCGATGTCGCGGGCGAGGTAGAGCTCGTTCATGACGGCTTCCTCGTAGATCACGGCACCGCCCTGAACGCCGCCTGCCGACGCGAATACGCGATCGGCGATGAAGCGCTGCAAGGTCAGGTCCATGATCATCCGCGTGATCCTGGTCGGCTGCTGCAACATCAGGTCGACGGTGATGTTGGTTCCCGAGATGGTCGGGGGGCCGAGGGGGTGCGGCGTCGCGGCGGGCGAGCCCGCTTCGATCGGCGCACCGATTGAGACGATGCGTGAACGCGCCGTCTCCTTCATCTCAGCGAGCAGAAGCTGATGCGCCGCTTCGCGGACGTTCAGCTGCCGATCGCGCTCGTATGTGCTCGTTCGCATGTGGGATCCCCTCCTTTTAGAGATCCAGCGCGACGATGGCGATCTGCCCTGCCGCTGTGACGTTGTTCAGGCACTTGCCCAGACGGGCATTCGCCTCTGACGCCGCCGATGCCCAGCTCACGGCTCGACCCGTGGCGTCGGACATGACGGATGCTCCTGGCGCGATCGCGCCCCCGGCCTCGACCGGGAACACCTTGTGGCCACGAGCGATCGGGAACTTCGCCCCGATTGCCGCGTCGTAGCTGGCCACACCGAGCGCTTTCGCTCCTGCACCGCACAAGGCGCAGGGGATCGAGCCGCCGAACGTGTCGGCGGAGAGACCCTGGGACCCCGCCTGCTTCGCGGCGGAGACATCGACGAACCGACGACCTGTGATGGCCGCGCTCGCCTGTCCGGTGAGATCGTCACCGGGGTCGAAGTAGGCAATTGCCTCGTTGACAGGGGACACGCGATCAGGCCTCCACGGTCACTCGGGAAGCGTCGCCCTGCTGCAGCTCCGGGAGCCACGATGCGGGGTACGCCTCGGCGGTCTGGGACTCGGGCGACGGGTCGGACCCGCGAGCCTCGAGCGGGATCGTCCCCGGCATCAGTCCGCCCTTCTCGACTGACGCCGTCAGGAGCGTTTCCGTCCCCTGCGGATCCCGATCGAACATCTGCCGGAAGTGCTGTCGCTGGTGAGGCGCGATGCGCCCCTCCTTGACAGCGGACGCGACGATATTGTCGCGACTCTGCCGCGTGGTCTCTTCGGCGACGCGAGCTCCGGCAGCTGCGTTCGCCTGGACCGATTGCCACGCCTCGCCCGGGACCGCGACAAGGCCAGCGGCCTCGAGGGTCCGTCGAGCAGCCGCGATCGCCTCCGGTGTCTGCTCGGCAGGCACTTCGGCGGGCGGGTCCGCAGGCGGATCCGCAGGCGGATCAGCCGGTGGATCGGCGGGCGGGTCTTCGGCGGGGGGCGGTGTCTCGCCGCGCAATGCGGCGTCGATCTGCTCCTGGGTCGCGTCGTCCGGCAGGACCTCTTCGGAGAGCCCGAGACGCTGGCGCAGGAGTCGGATCTGTTCGGGTGTCATCCCTTGATCCTCCTGGGTTGTCGATTCCGGACGGCTCTCCGCCCGCTGGTCCCACGACGCGGCAATCTTCTTGCCGCCCGTAAGTGTTGATGCGGCCAGTGCCCGAACGTTCGGGTCCTTGGCCTGTGAAGCTGTTACGTACTGGATCTTGACCTCGACCGGATCGGAGAAGGTGATCTCCTCGCCCGCGACCATGAAGGGGATCCGGTACAGGTGGCCCTCGTCATCGTCGACGATTAGTTCGGTCGGATCGAGCTGGATGGCGCGAATCCACCACCACTGCTGCATGCCGTCGGCCTCGGCGTAGTAGGCGCGACGGACGTCGTCCACGTTCACTTGTGCGGTGATGCGACCCGCTGCGGCGGCGATTGTCAAGGGATCCTCCTCGATGATCTCGATGTTGTCGGGGCCATTCTCTGAATAGAGGGCCTCCAGATCGGCGAGAGTCGAAACTCCCGGCCACCGCACCCCCAACAGGGCGACGTCCGTCACGACCATTTTCCACTGGTGATTGGTGGCGGTTACGACATCCTTCCCTCCTTCGATTGAACGAGAGGGGTACGCCGAGGCGAGGATCTTCGCGAGCCACGTCGGGCAACCGACGATGTCTCCAACGAGCGTCATCCCCTGGTCCTCGACCCGGAGGTTCACGAACTTGCCCAGGGCCGGTTCCGCTGACCCTGCGGGGGTCGCACGTCCGGCGTGGAAGCGGTCATCATCTGGGTGACCGAGCCATGCACGCGGTGGCTGAATTGCGGGGTCGTCCTGCGAGGCGACGGCCTCGATCAGGTCCTCCGGAGTGAAGGTCATAGGTCCCGAGGAGAGCGGGTACTCGATCCCGACGTGGCACATTTCAACGTCGTAGACGGTCGAGAGCAGCGGCTCGTCTTCGAGCGGCTTGTACGTCACGTTGCGCCGTTGAATCGACACCGGCGACGAAGCAAAAATTGTCGGGTAGAAACGGCGACCTACGGCGTCCACGATGTCACGCGTCTTCACGCTGGCACCTCCGACCGATCGTGGGCGTAGACCTTAACGACAGTGCCCCTGCAGCGTTCGCGACCCTCACAGTCCTTGAACCCGCCCGTGGGGTAGTCGCGCAGGGCGTCGTCCATGGAGGTGTACTCGGTGCCGTCTATCGCAATGCAGTGTGAACACGTGTTTGAGTCCAAGAGCTCGGATGCATAAATCGTACCAGCTTGACCGTCCCTCTGGAAGACGAGATTTCTACCCGAGTTAATGGACTGTTGGACGGCCCCCGAGAGCATATCGATCATGGCTGCACCCGTCAAGGCGAGCAGGAAGCCGTGCGTCTCGTCCGCCACCTCCTGGCTGGAAAGCCCCCCTCCGGTGAGTCGAACGGCCTCACGCGACGCCGACTGAGAAATGTCCGTGCGTAGTAGCTCGTCGATCGAGGCGGCGCGAGCTTGAATCTCGTTCTCGATATCGGACACCGGCTGTCTGGGGATCTCGACGCCCTGGCGGTTTGCTTCCTGCACCGCTTGGTCGATCGCCTGCTGCGCGACCATGCGCAAATGATCCGCGATACGATCGGACGCTGAGGTCGTAGTCCTAAGATTCCCGAGCGTCCGGAGGTCGCCGTCGGCGGCGACGATAGAGTCGCGAAGCTCGTCCGCCTGGAAGGAGCGGGCGAGACGGAGCTCGTTGACGATCTGCTGGAGCGTGGTCTCGAACGACGACTCCATGGCGGCGAAGTCGGTCTCGGCCTGGATCTCGTGCTGGTAGGGCTGACGGCGAAGCGGACGGGGAGGGAGAGACAGCCGGGAGGCCGAACCGTCCATCGCCCTGACCCCGCCCGCTTCTGTACTCGTCCTGCTCACTCGGGGGGAGCGGGCAGCTCGTCGGCGACGCGTGCGTGAGGGGTCGGGATCGAGCCCTAGTGCCGCCCTAATCTGAGGATCGTTGACCTGCAAGTTCATGCC